ACCCATGGTTGTTCAAACGATGATAAGCGAGAAGGTTGCGAGCGTTTTTAAGCATGGATGCACGTGGGTAGCACCACCCATTTTTGGATTGGATGGAAATGATAAGAATTATGCGAACAGACTCTTCCTTTCCAACTATTTAAAGCAGGGAATAGGCCCATCACCATTGCTAATACAGAAGGCTTCAGCTGATTATAGGAGACAGATTTTTGATAGCTTAGAAGAAGACAAAGTCAGATGGAGGGAAGAGATTCGACCGCTGACTGATGATGAAGTAGTAAATGGCATACCAGGAAAACGATATGTAGGAGGTATGAAGATGAGTTCCTCTATGGGAAAACATCTTTCCGGTTCGAAATCTAAGTATGCGCAGCAGGATAGAGAAGGTCAGTGGGTCTTCGACGCTACTGTTATGGAGGACTTTAGGAGTAGGTGGAATAAGATGGAAAATTTACAGAGGTCCTGGGAGTGTGTGTATGCAACTCCCAAAGTAGAGCCAACTCTCAAGACTAAAGCCGATCTTGGGAAGGTAAGGACCTTTTTCGCCGTAGACACAGGTACGCAAATGTGTCTTCGTAAGGCTTGGTTGACTCACACGAGGTTCTTTTGTACTCAGCGAGCAACATCAGAGTGTGCCGTAGGAATTAACCCCCATTCCTTAGATTGGCACAACTTGGTTACCCATTTCAATGAATTTAAGGGGAATAACTTCATTGCTATGGATGCAGCCAACTTTGACTTAGGGGTAACGCCTCAGATCTTAATAGAGGCGATAAATATATTGATAGATATCAGCAAGTGGACTGGGAATTATTCATCAGGAGATATTCGAGCGATGTACACATTACGAGAAGAGCTTGTCAATTCAATCATTGATATGAATGGAGATCTGATACAAGCGATAGGGATATTACTGTCTGGAGTAAACGTTACATCCATTCTTGGTAGTATTGTTAATGCTTTGTATTTACGCATAGGAACGTTAGAAATATTGCGAGATCCCAACAAATTCGTTAAAACGCCTTTTAGTTCTATTGTAAAGGCTCAGTTTTTCGGTGATGATTTGATAGGTAAAGTTCGTAAAGGGTATGAGATCTTGAATGTCACAAACTTTATTCAAGCACTAGGTAGGTACGGAGTTAGATTTACCAATTGCTTTAAGGATGATAGATCAGTACGCTTTTTGAAATTTGAAGAACTTGAATTCCTCAAGCGCACATTTGTGTACGAAAAGGAATTCAGGTGTTACGTGGCTCCATTGAACAAGAAAAGCATATACAAAAGTCTTTCATGTGTATTGCCAACTAAGCACATGAGCTTACAAGCTCTAGTTGCTCAGAATATCGATGGAGCCTTGAGTGAAATGAAATTTCACGGTAGGAGGGAATTTGAGAAGTTCAGGAAACATATTACAGAGATTGCAATTGAGGCGGATATTGCGCATCTTTGTTTGCTTCTTGATGTTTCTTTTGATGACCACTTACAAACATGGAGAGACGCCAACTCGGGACTGGAGATTACGCAGCTGAATACTAGTGGTATCCTACGAAAGCTGACGCACAGTACTAGAGAATTTTGGAATACCACACAAGCCTGGTTCGGTTAGGACTCGTTCTTTACAAAATTATAATGATATTTATCACATGGCTGTTGTGAATAACTTACAGCAAGAGTCGGATGACTCGCAAACTAAAACAAACCGACAGGGGGGTACGGTATATTACCCTCCACTGCCCATTGACATCGTAAGACAAAGTGGGCAAATCACTGAGGAACTCCTCACCTTTGGAGAGGAGGCGGCTGCCGATGAAGTAACTTTTGGAGGAAAGGATACACGCAGTCGCGTTGCATCAGTTGATGTCAGCTTGGAAAATTTTCTATCAAGACCTGTTAAAATACACAGCTTCGGTTGGGGTACTGTTCAGTTTTATCAAACCTTCAACCCTTGGGTAGATTTCTTGACTAACAAGCGGGTTTCCAATAGGATTTCCAATTATCTATTATTGAAGGGCAATTTGCACCTCAAATTTATGATTAACGGAAATGGTTTTTATTTTGGAAAGCTTATGGCAAGTTATTTACCTTTTAGGTTACAGGATAATCTTACTGCTGATGTATCAACACAATTTGAGGATAACATTCAGATGTCTCAGTTACCAAAAATTTTTATTGATCCAACTTTGTCGCAAGGAGGTATTATGCATGTTCCGTTTCTGTATCAAAAGGACTATTTAGATATAGTACGCAACGATCAGCTCGCTGTTGGAAATGTTTCTATCAGAGAGTTAAATCCTTTGAGGAACGTTAATACTGCTATAACTGCTGACATGGCTCTTACGGTATCAGTTTATGCTTGGATGACTGATGTAGAACT